TCAATCCTTGACCATAACCATTTGTACCTTTACCTTTTAGTGAAATATCAATACCAGTTTCTTGACCATCAGTATCTTCGAAAGGATTGGAAGGTGGTGCATATTGTAATCCCCCCATCCATTCTGCCTCTGGTCCTCCAGAATCTTGTCCCTCACCTGCGCCAGCATCTCCACCACCTCCAGGAGCTCCAGGAGCAAAACCACCACCAGGAAAAAACAAATTATTTTTGTCCATGTAAGCTTTCCAGGAAGCATAAAAAGATTTTGTTTCTTCATTATCAACTTGAGTTCCTGTATATGCTGGACCACCTAACAAATCTAATATTATGTTTACAGGAAGTTTCAACAAACCAGATAAAGATCCAAATAAAGATTTCAATCCCAAATTAAAATATCCAGCAAAAGGTCCAAGGTTTCTAAGAATATCTCCTAATGTAGCCAGAGCACCACCAAGCAAAGCATTGATTGGTTTGAACATTGTCTCGCCAAGTGCTTGAATATATTGTTGAGTATCATATTGACCCATCAACTTTTTACCAAAGTTCCTGTTCAACGGAACAACAGCAGAGTTTGGTGGTAGAGTTCCTATTGTTGGATTATCATAGATGCCAGGTTGTAGCATCTTTTTACCGAAGTTAGATGCCGTGTTTATTCCACCCTCAGCAAATCCTGGAATAGGTGTGTCTGGATATCCAGCGGTTCCTTCAGAAAACCTTGCTGGATATGGAGTATTAAGAAATCCACCCTGAGATAATTTCTCCGCAGGTAATCGTGGTGTGAATCCTTGTTTATTACCTGCATCTTCTGGACCCGCTGATGCCCATGGTGTAGGTGACTCTGTTGGTTGTGGTCCAATAGGAGCACTATATGCTTTGGTAATTCTTTGTTGCGTTTCTAAATCATCCAACGCCTCTCTAGAGTTTTCTACTTGTTGCCCAAGTAAAAACTTAGTGGACTCCAATCCACTTATAATTTTTCTATAGTTTCTTTCTCTGCGTTGCAGTATTCGTGTCTGTTTAGACATTTGCCTACGAACACTATCAAGATTACCAGAAAAATTCCTGATCGCAGTTTGTATTTCAGGACTAAGAGTTTCTGGTATGATGAAAGATTTTTCTTTCTTTTGTCTCTTCTGCTTCTGCTGTGATTTCTTTACCTCAGGTTCAAGATCTTTAAGATCTTTTGCTGGTGGCAACAGTAATGTTGGTTTGGTAGTGACAGGAGTAATAATATTTGGAACCGTTTCGCTACCTTCCCAGGGATCAGGAATGTCTAAAGGATCTGCTGGGATTAGTTTATCCTGTGGTTGAACCTCTGGTTGTGGTTTATTGTTTAAAGTATTAGCAATCTTTTTTTTGTTTTCTTGTATCTCCTTTACTCTTCTTTCAATCTCTGCTTCTTCAATCTTTTTATTTGTTTCTTCCCTAAATGGTTTCTCAAGGAACTCTTCTACCAACCACTTCTGATATGCTTCATTATTATATGCACCACCATACCTATCATTCTGATTGACCTGTGGATACTTACCATACTTCTTAATGTTTTCAATCAACCTATCAGCATCAGCATCACCAAGGTCTACATAAGATGTAAAGTTTTCACTTATACCTTCTACTCTTCTGCCAGTTAGTTTGCCCTTTAGACGCAACCAAGTAATCTCACCAACCTTATCAGCAGGCCAATAAGGTTGTTCGGGATCTAGTATTCCTTCTGGCGGTTGTGCTGGGTTCATCTCTGTTGAGTTGCTTCTGCGTTCTTCTGTTCTATGTACTGATTAAGCAGCGTGACATAAACAATTCTTTCCCAAGGAAGCATGTTCTCAAGTTCAGCTAATGAAAATTTATGATGATAAACTAAGTTAAAATTAGATTGGTAGTAATTCACCAGATTATCATGGAACATGCTTATCCGAAAAAATTTACCAGACCCTCGATAGTGTATTCGGATTCAACTTCTGTGTTTGGATTCTTCACACTAAAAGTATGTGAAAGTTTTGGCATCGTAGCAAAGAAATCTTTGATTTTTTCAAACTGCTTTGATGTTAATCCACCCAACCATTCTTCTACTTCTTTTTTGGGAGTGTTTTTTGCTTCATATACTTCTTCACCTGCAAAGATTTGATACACGGAATCTACAATAATATCAAATACTTCTTCGGCATTCAAACTCTTCATCATGATTTGTGTTTGAATAAACTGATCGATACCAGGATACTTCATAATAACTCCTGAAGTATCATCCAACATAATTTTGTTATTGTGTTTGGGATCTTTCTGAATCTTCACATCTTCAAGATTCAGTGAATAGTTTACTTGTGTTTCGTTGTCATCACGGCAAGTAATCTTCATCTGAACTTCTTCACCTACTGACTTACCACGAATATTCAAAAAGATATATTCAATATCAAATGAAGCAAGTTCAGATACTTTGATTCCTCTGGTGAGGATACAACTCTTCACAATATCTACAACAGCATTTGTAATCTGTTTTTCATCTTCAGATTGCATTGCCATCAAAAGAACTTTTTCTTCACTGACAAGAAATGGTCTATACTTAATTTGTTTTCCTGTCGATGGTAATTCCAATTCATAGGTTGGAATTGGTGGTTTTGGTAAAGGCATAATTTATAATTATAAATTCGTAAAATTATTTATATTCTATTTTGGTGTTGGCCAAGGAAGACCCGCTTCTTTAATAGGATTTCTGTCCCAAGAACTATAATAAAAATTAGCAGTACATTTTACTAATTGTGAAGAACCATACGATAGAGGAATAGAATCTACTGAATATGGCCAAGCATTGAATAATCTAAATCCTATTGTAGTAACTCCAATCTCATCTGAATTATTTCTTTCTCTTTTTTCAATTATCATTTCACATTGATAATTTTCTGGATATTTTAACCTTCTTACCTTTTCTCCTTTTCTTATTCCAGATCCACTTTCAGTATCATATATGTAAGTGTGCCAATCTAAAAGAAATTTAAATGCTTGCATCTCAGCATCGCACATAAAAGATAATTGCATATCACTATATATTGGCGCAGTGGGATAATAAATTGGTCCTTGCCCTAGGTATCTACCAACAATAGATCCAGTATTTGACTGAATACCTGGCAATGACACTTCATCACACATAATTAAAATTCTTGCGCCAACTGTAGACACTGTACTATTACCACGCACGGGCGCATTAAATCCATTTCCTCTTCCAATTGCTTGAAGATGTTCTTGTAATTTAGGAGTTAACACAAAATTAACTGAGTAGGTATTACTTTTAGCCATACCCCTTCCATTAGTAATGACAGAAAGGTAATTTTTAACTCCCATCTATAAATACCTACGAGTAGTTTTATATTTATATTTATGGCATACTCGGGATTTTATCGCCCAATGAATCCCAGCAAGTACAGAGGCAATCCAATGAATATTGTTTATCGTTCTCTGTGGGAAAAAAAATTCATGGTGTTTTGTGATAGAAATGTTAGCGTGATTGAGTGGGGCAGTGAGGAAGTTGTGATACCATATCGTTCACCTTTAGATGGTAGGGTGCATAGGTATTATGTGGACTTCTATATTAAAATTCGTACTAAAACAAACGAAGTTAAAAAATATCTCATTGAAGTCAAACCAAAGAGTCAAACATCTCCGCCACCACCCTCTAAAAAACAAACAAAAATTTATAAAGATAAAGTTCTAACATTCTTAAAAAACCAAGCGAAATGGGAAGCCGCAAGTGACTGGTGCGAAGATAGACAAATGCAATTTTTAATCCTTACCGAAGATCACTTGGGGGTATAGCACATGGCAAAAGGATTTAAAAAAGAATCAAAAAAACAAACCAAAGGATATAAAACAATATTTGAAAAAGTAAAAGATAAAGCAGGCGACGAAGAACAAACGTGGCAGTGGTATAGAAAAACTGTTCGTTCGATGGCACTGGAATACAAACAAAATCCTGACAAAACTATTCGTGACGAAAGAAGAGATAGAACTGACGAGGAAGATAGTCAAGACCAAAATAGATTAAGAAGATATGCAAGGCAAGGAAGGTTGTTTCTTTTTGAATACAAAGCAAAAATAAAATATCTTCCATACTATGATACATTTCCCCTTGTGTATGTTATTAGAGCAAACGCAGATCATTTTTTTGGTGCCAACTTACACTACATGGAACCAAGAAAAAGAATAATTGCCATTGAAAAACTTAAAGATAACCGCATTGATTTACCTCGCTCATGTTTTCATAAATACATTTTAGACCATGTAGATGGATTTCTTCTAGATCTTGCTATTGATGAATGGGATAGTGCTATTGTTCTACCAGTAGAACATTTTGTAAGAGAAAGAGGCGGTGTATTAGTTCCATACAAATCATCAGAAGTATGGAAAGAAACAAACAAAAATTATGGAGATAGAATTAAAGCAAAGAGAATCATCAAAGGTTATGGTAAACCAGAAGACATCACGGACGTAAGTTAATGGCAATTATAAGATACCCAGAAAAGTTAGATGGTTCTGGATCAGATTATATAAAATTTGATTTTTTTCAATACAAAGCAGCACTAGTTGGGGGAGCATCTAATACTATCGATAGTTACAGTGCTAGTTTAAAATCATTAAGCCCTAGTTCAGAAGTTGACAGCATTGTTATCACTATGCCTAATGATATTTCTAGTAATATCGTTGGAAACTGGGGATCTTTTAGTATGACTGGATTGGGACGTGCTGGTGTTGGAGCTGCTGCTGAGGCTCTAGCAGCAGGAAAGGGGGGACAAAAAACTAAAGATTTAGCTAATAACTTTGATATCACGAAGTTGATATCTGGAGTTGCAGGAGGAGTTATTGAAGATGGTCTTAGATATCTATCAGAGAGATTAAATACAATTCCTGGATTAGGAGGAAACTTTTCTGCTAATAATATATTGGGTTTAACAAGTACATACATTTTAAATCCAAACACAGAACTCTTATATGGAGGAACTCAACTGAGACAGCATGGATATAGATTTAAAATGATTGCTCAATCTAGGAAGGAAGCAGAAGATATTTTAAAAATAGCAGATACATTTAAACAAGTTACTGCACCTAAAGGAGGAAATCAAAAATTTTTGGGATTAGAAAATAGAAATTTCATTGGAATACCAGACATTTGTAAAGTTAGTTTTCATTTAGCAGGAACAACGGGAGAACATCCATATCTACCAAAATATAAAATATCCGCTATTAAGTCAGTGGACGTTGATTATATTACCGAGGGTCAATATATGACTTTTAGTGATGGTCATCCAATAGGAATTAATTTAACCGTAGAATTAACTGAACTTAAGTTGGTATTCTCGGAAGAAATCAAAAGCGGCGCAGTAAGATAATCATGGCATACTTCAATCGTTTACCAGACATAGAATACGACAAGAAACCATTAACATTTCCATACTCGGAAACGGAATATGTTCTTGTCAAAAATTTCTTCAAAAGATATAAACTATCGGAATCATCTTTTAACTATAATACATTGTTCTCAAAATATGCCATTCTAGATAACGAGCGTTTGGATACTATATCAAACAAATTTTATGATACACCTGATTACGATTGGGTGATTGCTATTACAAATAATATGTTGAATGTTTATTATGATATGCCAAAGACGGAATCGCAATTATACGATATAGTAAATGAATCTTATCGCAGTGCTCCTGGCAATCCATCAGTTCAACCAACCGATAGAGTTCACCATTATGAAACAAGAGAAGTAAAAGATAGTTTGGGTAGAGTAGTTCTTCAAGCAGGTCTTAAAGTAGAATCTACATTTTCAAACAGTCCACTCAAACCATCTGACGGTAAGTTCTATTATTATGATAGTGGAACTAGTGCCACTATTAAAGTAAATGGTTCTTCGGTAATTAAACCTGTCACAAACTTTGAATACGAACAGCAATTAAACGACAAGCGTAGAGAAATGTACATTCTCAAACCACAGTTTGTACAAGAATTTATTTCTCAATTCGATGCTGGTATGACTTATGCGGTATCCTCATCATACATCGATAAGAAAACTAAAAAATCTGGCAAATAAAAAAGGGGGGTTTAGACCCCCCATCGTTTTGTTTAGTTTACTCAGTCCTCTTCAGCGAGACGAGCGAAGTAGCTAAGAGCATCATCTTCATCCTCATCTGCATTAGCGGCGACTGAAACCTTAGGCAGGGCAGGTTCACGGGGAGAAGGTAGTGGGAGAGGCACGAACTCTTCGTCCTCTTCCACATCCATCACACGAGTCACCTGAGCAGCACGAGCAGCAGCGGGGGTTTGAGTGATACCAAGCACCAGATTCAAACGTTCTTCAAGTTCTTCATAGGACTTGAAGTTATCAGGAGACATAAACGCTTGTAACGAATATGTTTGACTCCAGATCTTTTCAAGTTGAGAATCATCTGCAGCAAGAGCAGAAGGAGCAGCAAACTCGGACTTGTCGTAGTTCCAATAACCAGCAACGTTGGTGATCTTCAGTTTGAAGTTGGCACCTTCCCACAGGTGAAAAGGATTTACAGGAATTTCGTCTTCAAACTCAGGTTGCATGGCGGCAGTAATCTTGTCAAAGATTTTCTTACCGAACTTATACAAAAACACCTTACCTTCATTCTGGGGGTTTGCTTTATCGCTCACCACATAGATGTTGGCATGGTAAGATAGCTTGCGCTTCTGCTTACGAGCAATTTCTTTATCAGCATCACGACCGCTGTTCCACAGTTTACGGTTGACTTCACCGACAGGATCTTTCTGACCAAGAGTAGTCAGAGAGTTCTCAATGTACCAACCACCATCACCTTGAAATGCGTGAGAATATAGTTTAACAAACGGAATGTCCTCCCCATCGGGAGCGGGGAGAAAACGAATAACAGCGAACCCATTACCAGCGGCGTCAACGCTAGGTTTCCAGAAACGCTCATCAGCACTGGAAGTAGAATTTGCTTTCTCAAGTTCTTTTGTCAAAGAAGCAAAGGAGTTTTGAGATTTACGCTTAAGATCAGCGAAAGACATAGGATTACCTCGGATTTTTTTAGATTTGGTTTGTGTGACACCTCATCACTTAAACATAATAACACAGGCAGAGATTGGTGTCAACCCTCTGCCTCGATTTTTTTTTCAAACTCGTCCAGCTTAGCAAGCATCTCACGCATCGTGGAGAGCACGTCAGCGGTCTCCCACTGTCCGTAGAGAATCTTGGCACCCTGCTCAATCTGTTCGCACATCTCAATCGCCTTGGGGTCATCTAAGAGCTTTAGGCGGGTGTAGAAGATCTGCTGCTTCTCCACCAGTGCCCGAACAGTATGAATATACTTTAATTGATCTTCCTGTGAATTATTAAATGGATTAGCAAGAGTCATTTTCATTGCTTCCATTTGAAGACGCTCCATTTCTTTTACTTCTTCACGAACAATATCAGAATCAAAAAAGTCAGTCATACTAGTAATAGTTTGGCACGAGATGTTTTTTTAATGAAGTTTAGTTGTTGAGCTTCGTGTTTTAGTTTTTCTTTCAACGGTTTTGAAATCAACTTGGGAACAGTTTCTAGTTCGATATCGTTGATGTCACAGTAATGAATGATAGCATCAATATAACCCATAGAATCACTGTTTACAAGTGTCTCAACTTCCGAAGAAAATTTTGTAACAGTCATAAATTTATCCTCAAAAATATTATCCTCCATAAATTTCCTGGTAGAGTGAGCGTAGTTCTATAAAGCGTTCGAGAAAATATTTCTCTGGTTTTTTGATGACAACTTGGGTGTCGCCATCTTCACATGCAACGATAGTGACAAGTTGTTTTGTGCGTGTCTTATACATTTCATAAAACATGCAACCATATACAGTTTCTTGAATGTAATAATCTTTCATCCATTCTTCTTTCTTTGCTTCTTTAGAAGTTTTGAAATCAATAATAGATGGAACACCGTCAAACTCACCAATACAGTCAACTCGCCCAGCCACTTCCAAATGGTCAGAATATAATGTTGCTTCCTGTAAATAGACCTGTGTGATTCTATTCAAAGTTGAAACAGCATTTTTAAACATCATAAGGGGAAGAGGGTTCCCTTTGAAGTTACTCTCATTATAGCAGTTATTAAGGAAATCTTCAACCATCTTGTGAAAGTTTGTGCCACGAGTAGCAGCACGAGTTGAAATTGCCTGTGCCTTATCATAACCGACACGCTGCCTCCATTCGCTCAAAGTTTTTTTCTTCTTCGGGCACACCCCAAGAACAGTTGTAATAGATGGATACTTACCACCAGAAGGTACAGAATAAACTCTGCGATCATCTACCATGATTGGTTCCAACTCAATGGGGGCGAATAACGAAGAATGAATAAACATTTAGAATCCTAAATTAATTTTACTAATTAGATAAGAACGAACAAAACCAGAGCGAACAATATCTTGCACACCAAACTCAATCAATTCAAATTCTTCCATTGTTGAGATAATCTTTTGAAAATCTAAAATACCGTTGCGTTCATTGATACGTACAAGATCTGTTTGTTGAACGTCACCGCAGAACATGATTTTACAATCTTGACCAACACGAGTGATGATCGAATCAAGTTCATGGAAATTAAGATTTTGCATTTCATCCACAAGAATGATGCAGTTGTCCATTGTAGTACCACGAAGGAACGACGTAGACCAGAAACTGATAGTTCCTTGCGTCTTAAGACGACCATAGAGAAGTTCAAACTCTTCTTCAGTAGGAAGTTCAAACATATACTTTACCATATTCTTATATGGAATCTGATAAAGCGATGACTTGTCTTCATGATCACCAGGAAGAAAACCAATCTCACGAGTTGCTACGAGTGAGCGAACAATATAAACCTTTTCGTATGGAGTGTTCTCATTCAAAACATCTTTCAGTGCTAAGTAAAGTGCAACGAATGTTTTACCTGTACCAGCAGCACCATAAGCAAATAAATGCTTATCATTTTCCCATGCCTCAAACATTTTAGTTTGAGATTCTGTTAATGGTTCAATATCTTTAGCGAAAGTATCATTATTGATTGGTTTCTTTCGCTTTATTTGCTTAATGCTTATTCCATTTGGAATAACTTGCTTTGATTTACGATTTCTTACAGGCATAATTAGAGACGATTAATATTAGAACCAGGGGTATCAGCAGCACGATTGATAATATGTTTCCAATCGCTTGAAGTTTTATTTTGCCAGTTTCCTACTTCAGAAACTGCGTGTAAAATGGTAGGCATTTGCGTGATGTGTGGGTTTTTGGCAAGGTAGGGCTTCCTATCCGCCATAGACATCCATTTCTCAAACTCTTCACCTGTGTTATTATCTTTGAATCTGTAAGTTGGCATCTTCAATAAACCATGATGGAATTGTTGCTGGAGATTTCCATTTTGCAAAAGAAATTTTGTCTCCAATATAATAATTACGGTACGACTGAATTGAATCTTCAGGTACTTTGTATTTATCTGGCATCGCTGGGGGTGGATCAATCCACCCAGCGTTAGAAATGTTGAATGGTGGCACCCAAAGATAACTGATTAAACTTTCTGTGCTGTGATAGTTTTTGTAGCGTCGTGTATATTCTATACAACAATGCTGAAACAAGTCAAACAACCAACGATAGTGTGACGTAGATTGTCTTGTCCACAATGCCGATGGGTGATTTATGTGACATGCTTTATACAAAACATTCTCTCTGGGATTAGGTAACATATATCGTTGTACGATTTTACCTTTAGGAGATTTTTCCTTATAAGGAATGCCGTCAAGCACACGATGAGCAGTGGAAAGAAGTTGAGCATACTCAACAATCATTTTTACTACATGCTTATCACAATGCTCGGCGGCACAAGTTCTTGGATCGTAACTAAGATAGAAGATATTCATAAGATATTCATAAATTTATGTTCTCTACTACCATTATATCACCATTCCAGTGCTTCCGCAACCGTTGAAAACTGTTGCTTAAAAATTTTTTTACATGCTTCGGCGATTTGCATGTGCTCTTTTTGGGTGCCGTGGGCAGAGCGCAAATCGATATAGTGTATCCACGACCTACATGAGCCAGTCATATAAATTTTGGTTGGAGTTGCTAAAGGCAACACAAACCTTGCACATTCCTTAGCAACTCCCTGAGTCAATAGAAAATTATATACATCTTGAGCATCACGAAACAAATCTTGTATCATTTTATTCATGGCAAATATTTTTTCTTCCTCAAGGTCATCAGTAGAATTTTGACGATTCTTTGTATCCTGACGACGC